GGCTTCAGCGCGGACTGAGTCCACACATCCACCATCGCAAAAACACGCAGTTTCCCCGCCGCCTCTTCCTTTATAGAAAGCTGGCCCTCTCCCTTAAGAGATGGGCAAGCCTTCAAATGACGGTATTCTGGACTAATACGAGGGTAAAACAGTGGTAAGGACTGAGCCAACCATTCCAAATAAAACAGGAATGAGGGAATAGTTCTTTTAACCACTTCTCGCAAGTCAGACCTTTGGGCCATGCCCAAAGCATCAGATAAGATACCCGTCCAAGAAGTTGGAGAGGAGGGTGATGCCTTTTCAAGGAACAGCAGCCTATTCGACGACTTAAGACCATTCTTGTGGGCTGATAACAGGTTCAGAGTTAAACTCTTAATCCCATTAATCACCTCCACGAGAAAATCTGGGTCCCCAGAATAGGGATCGGTAATTGTAGAAAGTTTTAACTTTCCCGGTATACGAATAATTCTATAAATAGAAAAAATCGTTAGTCACCAACGTATAATCGAAGGTGACCCCTTGATAATAGATAATCGATCACGAGTACCTATTATCTTTGGAAGGCCGCACCGAGCTAATCCTGGAAAAGGGTAATCCGCATTAAGCTCCCTAAAGGAACTTAATGGATGCCCCGCAATCCGCTTCTGGACAGCGAGCTGGCAACATTTTAAGTAATGGACTACATAGGCTGGACCATATATCTTTCTTATTCTAAGAAGATAGTGGGCCACCTGAAATAGTTGATTATAGCGAATACGCGGCTTCACTTTGTTAGGGAAACAAGAAGCCACTAAACGTGGTCCAAGCTCCCGACAAAGTGCTAACAGTTGTAAACTGTTCAGGCTGATCATAGGCTCTGTCTTCCGCTCATCCTTAAACATTTCATGGACAGAAATAAAATTAAATTTTGTTTTTGACATGTCATAATTAAGTATGTGTGGATCTCCTTCTCCACAGACACAAATACCCACAAGGTATCCCTCCACAGTTAACCGGGACTGGTGTTAAACCAACCGTCTAAGCTGTATCAAAAGGAGACCTATCAGGCACAGTGCCAAAATAGGACAGAAACTACGCTAGTCATCATGGTTCCCCATGGCTAACGACCAGAAGCACCCGGACCGAGCTGGGCGAGTAAGACTTAACGTAAATTAAGTCCACACGCGCTCCGGCTCTCGCCACATCTCCTCTCTTACCGGGAAAGTCTCTGACGAGACCCCGGAATCAGGAGAAGCTGTGACTCAAGACAAAGAGAAATCTTTGATTTGGGTACGGCTTTGGTAAAACCGTTTGAGGCCCCCAAAAAGGCCTGGAATCGGAAGGGAT